ATTGATAACAAAGCATCTGAACTACTTAACCAGATCAAACGCTATAGACGCACTCAAAATCAAAGTACAGGCACATTCGGTGCGCCTTTACATGATGACAGTTCTCATGGTGCAGATTGCTTTAGGTATCTTGCTATGGCAGAACAGAATATGACTAATGACTCTTGGAGTTCAGGAGCATTAGATTATTCATATATACAAAGCGGTATAATTTAACAACAGAGGATTAAAAATGGCTAAGTCTAAATCAAAAAAAGCTCCATCTCCAATGATGCCTGGTAAGAAAAAAGGCTGCTAATAATGGCTAAAATGACTGATTCAGAGATATTGGCAATTATCCAGAATGAAATGGCTAATGCTGATATCAGCACAACTTCATCTCCTTCACTGCAAGAACCGCTCAGATATTATCTTGGGCTTCCGTTAGGCAATGAGCAGGAAGGACGTTCCAGTTTAGTATCAACAGATGTTGCTGATGCTATTGAATGGATAATGCCTCAGATCATGAAGTCATTTACTCAGAATAATGAGGTGGTGGTTTTTGATGCTGTTAATGAGGCTGATGAATTGCAGGCTCAAATTGAATCAGAATATGTATATGATGTATTGATGAAGCAAAATGATGGGTTTACTTTAATCCATCAGTTTGTGAAAGATGCACTTATGCAACGCAATGGAATGTTGAAAGTTTATTATGAAGATGATGAAAAGATAACAACCTACAATTACTCAGGCTTAACAGAAGATCAGTTAGCTGTTGCCTTGATGGATGAAGATACTGAGATATTAGAATTAACTGAAGATGAAAGCCAATCAGAAAATCCATTAGAACAAGAACCTGTTACTTATAGTGCAAAGATTAAGGTAACAGAGAAGTGTGGAAAGATTTGTATTGATCCTGTTGCTCCTGAAGAATTTAGAGTCAACACGCAACATAACAATATCAGTTTAGCTAATGCTAGATTTACATGTCACATTGTAAACAAGACACTTTCTGACCTAAGAGAAGAAGGTTATAAAGATGAAGACATTGAAAACTTAGTAAGTTCTGATCTATTAAGGTCTGCTTACAGGTTTAATTACCAGAATGAACCAACACAAGTTCCATCTGTATTAAGTTCAGATGATGCTAACAGATTAGTAGAAGTTACTGAGTGTTATTTGAAGCTTGATGTTAATGGTGATGGTATAGCTGAGTTAATGAAGATTACAGTGGCTGGTGTTGAAACTCCTACTGTTATCTTAAACAAAGAAGAAATAGATAGTGTGCCTTGGATATCAACTACCGCTATCTTGATGTCGCATAAGTTTCAAGGTCTATCTATATTTGACCGTCTGAAGTCTATCCAAGATAACAAAACTGCAATTATCCGCAACATCATGGATAACATGTATCTGCAAAATAACCAACGTAATGTTGTACTTGAAGGTCAGGTTAATCTTGATGATCTTTTGGTATCAAGACCTGGTGGTTTAATCCGTGTAAAAAGAACAGATGCAATCATGCCATTGCAAACACCTGCTATAGGCGATGCTGCTTTCACAATGATGCAATATCTTGATGAAGTTAAGGCAGGTCGTACAGGCGTGTCTGGTGATGGTACTGCTTCACCTGAAAACATTGGTAATGCAGTTGGCTCACAAGGTGTTGAGCGTATGATGAACGCCAAAGAAGAATTGGTGGGCTTAATCATTCGTGTTATCTGTGAAACTGGAATCAAACCTTTATGCAACAAAATTCGTGATCTTGTAACCATGCATGTTGATACAGTACAAGACTTTAAGTTTCGTGGTCAATGGGTAAAGGTTAATCCAGCCGAGTGGGAAGAACGCACAAAGAGTTCTGTTCGTGTTGGAACTGGAACTGGAGATACTAGAGCTAAACTTGCAGCCATACAACAGGTTCAGATGTTGCAAGAAAAGGTTATGGCAATACCAGGTCAAGTATTAACTAATCCTAACAAGATATACGCAACTATAGATGACTTCTGTAAGTTCTCAGGGCTAGACTCAGCTAACAAGTATTTTGTTGATCCATCAAGTCAAGAAGGGCAACAAGCAGCGCAACAAGCACAACAAACACAACAGCAACAACAGCAGGAAGCACAACAAGCACAACTTGAACAGATGCGTATGCAAGCTGAATTGGCTAAGTCAGCAACAACCACAGCAGAAGCGCAGATGCAGAATGTTGCTATCAAAGGGCAGGTTGAGTTAGGTAAGCATCAACGTGAAATGGAGAAGCAATCATTCCAGATTCAGTTAGAGCAATTAAAGGCTGAATTAGACAAAGCTAAGGCTGTACAGATAGCTGAAAAAGATTTAGAGGATATAAAGTTCAAGTATGACCAATTATACGCTCAAACAGCGCTTAAATTAACAGAGTTGGAAGCATCATCAAATACATCTCAAGATGTTAATTATGAGCAGAACAGGAACAATATGTATGACAGTTGAAGATGAAATAGAGTTAGGGAATAAGGCAAGCAGGGCTTACTCAAATTATTTAGCTGATTATATTATTAATAAAAATGCAGACTTATACAGGCAGTTTTTGTTTACAGATGATATAGAAAGTTTAAAATTGATAAAGGCTCAACAAAAAGCATTACAAATTATTGAAAATGATATAACTTCAGATATAGAAACTGGGCGATTAGCTCAACTACAAAAAGGAAATTAAAAATGTCAGACCAAGCTACTACTTCAACGGCTGAACTTTCGAGTGAAGCTGGAAGCGTAAATATGGTGGATCAAATTGCTAACCTGTTATCAGGTGAACCAGAAAAAGAATCTGTTAAGAAGCCAGAAATTGAAGAATCAGAGGAGGATGATACCCAACCAGACGATTCTACCCAAGATGAAGGAGATGATGCAGATAATGAGGAAACAGATGATGTTGAAGAAACTGAGTCTGATGAAGATGTCACTTGGGCTAATACACTTGGCATTGACGAAAAAAATGTAGTCCTTGATGAAGAAGGTAACTTAGCTGGAATCAATGTAAAGGTTGATGGAAAGGTAAGTACGGTTGGAGTTAAAGACTTAATTGCTGGATACCAAAGCAATAAAAGCAATACTAATAAATCAAAACAACTTGCTGATGAAAGGCGAGATTTTGATAGCATTAAGAACGCTGTTGCTAATGAGTATGTTAGTAAAATAGAAACAGTTAATAAACTGACACAGCATCTTAAAGATACCTTAATGGGGAGTTATAAGGATGTTGATTGGAATAGACTTAGAGTTGATAATCCTGGCGAATACGCTGCAATGGTTCAAGATTTCAATTTACGCAATAGTGAAATAGAACAAATTTCAAGTGCAGTAAATAATGAAATGCAGGGCATTGGTCAACAAATGACCGCAGAACAACAGGCTATTCAACAAGAGTATATTAAAAGTCAGGCTGATAAGGTCTTAGAGAAAAATCCTTCATGGGCAAAACCTGAAGTATTCAAAAAGGCTTTAGTAGAGATGACTGATTTTGTAGCAGATGCTTATGGTTTTACACAAGAAGAGTTTGGTGGAATACAAGATGCTAGGATGCTTGAGGTTATCAAAGATGCCATGAGATATCGTTCAAGCATAAAGAATGTTAAGACCAAACTTGATGTGAATTTACCAAAGTATCAAAAGAGTACAGGCAAGACAACCAAATCAGTTACTAAACTTGATAAACTAACAAAGATTGCAAAATCTTCACAAGGTTATCAAAGAAGAAATGCTGAAACAGATGCCGTAGCAGAGTTGCTCGGTGGATTATATAATTAATTTTTTAAAAGGGTATCAAAATGAGTACAGCTAACTTAGATGCAGCAACACTTAAAGGTGTTGTTCGTGGCGGTTTAATCCGTGAAGATGTAATGAACCAAATCTGGGATATTTCTAAAATCCCATTACCATTTACTGATGCGATTGGCACTGAAACTTCAGGCAATCCATACAAAGAGTGGACAACTGATGCACTTTCTGCACCAAACTTAACTAACGCTGTTATTGACGGCTCAGATGCTTCAGGTAACAACACTGTTACTGGCTTAAGAGTTGGTAATCATCATCAAATATCTACTAAAGTAGTTCGTACCTCTTTCAGAGCAGATTCTTCTGATGTGATTGGTCGTACTAAAGAGTTGAGCTACCAAATGATGCGTAGACAACAAGAGTTACGTCGTGATGTTGAAGCTATTGCCTTGACTAACCAAGCATCTTTTGCTGATACTGGCTCTGCTGCTGGTAACGCTGGTGGTTTACCATCTTGGTTGACTACTAACTTTTCTGCTGGTGCAACTGGTGCAATCGGTGGTTTTCAATCTTCAGGCGTAACTCTAAAACGCACTTATGGTACTGCTAGAGCGTTGACTGAAACTCTTGTTCGTGATGCAGTTCAATCTGTTTACTCACAAGGTGGTGATCCAACTATCATGATGTCAGTACCTGGTGTTATTCGTAGATTCAGCGAGTATTTATTTACTTCATCTGCTCGTGTAGCAACATTGATGTCAGATCAAGGTAAATCTGCTTCTGCTGCAACTGCAATGGGTGCTGTAAACGTATTTGTAACTGACTTTGGTACTTTGAAATTAGTTCCAAACCGTTTACAAATTCCTTACACTGGTACAGCTGGTTCTACAACTGGTGTTTATGCTTCTTCTGGTGTATCTGCTGACGTATTTATCCTTGATCCTTCATACTTGGCTATGTCTTACTTAAAAGGCTATAGAACTGAAGAATTGGCTAAAACTGGTCTTGCAGAAAACCGTCAAATGTCTGTTGATTGGACATTGATCTGTAACACTGAGAAGTCACACGCAATCATTGGTGATATTACCATTGCATCTGCTGTAACTGCTTAATATTGATAGCCCACTGTAAAAGGTGGGCTTTCTTTTATCTGAGGAATAAACATGGCTACAACAAAAGAAGTAGTAAAAGAAGTAAAACCAAAAACAGTAAAAGTTAAAAATATATTTACTGATCCAATTAGTTTTGAAAGTGGTGTTATTGCACCAAACGCTGAAGGTGAAGTATCTTTAGCAGAAGCAGAAGCATTATCAGATTACGTTCAAAAGGTGTAAGCAATGGATAGTGTAATTAAAAGTGACATGCACTATGATGCTCAAAGCAATACAGTTACTCATGTTACAACACAACCTACTGAAAAGATTATCCTTGAACGCAATGCTGAGTTAAGAAAAAACCAAGGTGCTATTCATGATTTAGGTAAACAAAGTGGAGAATCTTTTGGTCGTATGGTAGCATCTATACCATTCATTATGTTTGAGAAAGCATTAAGAGATGGATACGATCTTAACAGTCCAGACAGCCAAATTGCAGGTCAAGAGATGAACAGATTTCTAAAGTCAACAGAAGGGAAGATGTGCCTAGTTCAAGGTAAGCACTAATGGCTAAATTTCTTGATTTTGCTAGAAACGTATGGGCTGGAAGTAAAAATCCAGATGAAGGAAGATTAAGTTTAAAAGGATTGGGAAAGCCTCAAATAGTTACACCATTATTAATTGGTATGACATTGGCGCAAGCTACTAATGCTTTATTGTCTGCTAGCTTGGAACTAGGAACAGTTACATTAACAACAGGATTAGTAACAGCTCAAAGTGTAGCTGCATACACTAATGTATCACCTGGTACTATCGTTAATATTACATTAACTTCATGAGTGCTTATATGCCTGACATTAATTGTAGGGTTGCAAAAGTTGAACAGCAAATAGAAGCATTGCTTAATGACATACATCATGACCGTGAGGAATCACGTAGACGATCTGATAGAATATTTTTAATATTAGATGAACTTCAAAAAACTACTCATAATAATAAGGGATTTTTTGGAGGTGTAGTGTTTAGTGTTTCAGCTATTTTTGCTTTTATTGTATATTTAACGAGCAAGAATTAATGAGTGCATTAGAGATATTAATCAAACTTATTAAAGATAGTGAAGGTTGCAAATTAAAAGCATATAAATGTCCAGCAGGTATTTGGACTATTGGTTATGGACAAACAAAAGGCATTAAAGAAGGAATGGTATGGACACAACAACAAGCTGATGAAGATATAATTAAAACCGCATTACAGGCTTTTAATGAGGCGATTAAGGCATCACCAATACTATCAACTGCTAACATGGAGAAACAAGCTGCAATAGCGGATTTTGTTTATAATTTAGGCATAACGAATTACAATAAATCAACATTAAAACTAAGGGTTGATAAAGGTAACTGGGTTTCTGCATCAACAGAGATCAAGAAATGGAATAAGAGTAATGGAACTATTCTTAATGGTTTAGTTAAAAGAAGGCAATTAGAAGCTGACTTATTATTGATGTAAGGAATTATAATGGCTATATCGGTTTACACAAAATACACTGCTGGAGTTGAGTCACTGGTAGAAGGAACAAATACAGGAACAGATGTTTGGAAGGTAGCATTAGCAAATACTATCAACATTTCTGATACAACATTTGTAGCAGGAACAACAGATTTACCTACATCTGGTGGATATACAGCAGGTGGAAATACTTGTGCTACAACATCATCATCTCAGTCTGGTGGAATATTTAAACTTGTGCTTGCAAGTCCAGCTATTTGGACAGCAACAGGCGCAGGATTTACTTATCGCTATGCGATTCTATATAATTCAACACTGAATATTCCAATAGGTTTTTGGGATTATGGTTCAAGCCAGCTTATTTCAGCTTCTGAAACAGTGCAGATCGTACTTGATTCAGTCAATGGCGTGTTTCAAATAACTTAAGGAATTATAATGGCTCTTGCATTAAAAGATCGTGTTAAAGAAACAACTATTGTTGTAGGCACAGGAACAGCTACTTTATTAGGCTCTAGCATTGGATTTCAACCTTTTTCTGTTGTTGGCAATGGCAATACTACTTATTATTGTATTTCAGATCAGTTTGGCTCTAATTGGGAAGTTGGTATTGGCACTTATTCAACCTCTGGAAATACACTTGCCCGTACTACTGTCTTAGCTTCTTCTAACGCTGGTGCTTTAGTTGTATTTACAACTGGTGTTAAAGATGTATTTGTCACTTATCCTGCTGAGAAAGGGGTTTGGCTTGATGCTTCTGGTAATGCTATAGGACTTGGGACTCCTGCTGCATTTGTTGGAACTAATATTACAGGTACTGCTTCTGGCTTAACCGCTGGTAATGTTACTACTAACGCCAATCTTACAGGCGCAGTTACTTCTTCAGGCAATGCAACATCTTTAGGGTCTTTTACTTCTGCTCAACTAGCACTTGCAATAAGCGATGAAACAGGGACTGGTAAAGCCGTATTTGCAACAAATCCAACATTGACATCGCCAACTTATGCAGGAACTCTTACAGGCTCTACTGACATACTGAACATAGGCTCAGGTCAGTTGTATAAAGATGCTTCCGGCAACGTGGGGATTGGAACGAGTAGTCCTACACAAAAGCTACAGGTTGCTGGTAGTCAATTATTATCAAGTCCGGGAAGCGCTGTTTATACATATTTTGATGGAACTTCAAATTCTATTGGTCGTAAAGTAACTGGAGAATTGGCTATAACGGTTGCAAGCGGTTCTCCAATAACTTTTGTAAATAGCACCACAGAGCAAATGCGTATCGACTCCTCCGGTAATGTGGGGATTGGGACTAGTTCGCCAAGCACTTTCCCTGCAAAATTTGCAGTAAATGGCTCTGTTGCATCAGGCGGTCAAAATTATTCCGCCGGGTTTTCAGACGCTGTAAATTCAACATTTAGGATTGGGCATCAATCAGGTTTAGCAAACCTTATTACAGATGCGGCATTGGGGCTTTATACGTCATCCATAGAACGTATGCGTATCGACTCCTCCGGCAATTTGCTTGTTAATACAACAGTAACTCCAACTTATGGCCTATTTACAGGCACAACAAAAAACGGTTCCCCAGATATAAGATGGGAATGGGGGCCAAGTATTGTTAATGGCGTATACTATGTTATACCAGCAGGTGGAGGCTCGGGCGTTTATTTAACTTCTGGAAATACATCTTGGTCATCAAATTCAGATTTACGACTTAAAAATGTAACTGGAACTTATGAAAACGCATTAAATGATATAGTTCAAATTGAACCGATTAAATTTACATGGAAAGCCGATTCTTCAAATAAACCTCAAGTCGGTTTAAGCGCACAATCTGTTCAAAAAGTAATTCCTGAAGCTGTTGATACAGAGGCATTAAGCATTGTTGGTGATAATGAAGAAAAATATTTGTCTGTTAGATATACTGAAGTTATACCATTACTTGTAGCTTCCATTAAAGAACTCAAAGCCATCATCGACACGCAACAAGAACAAATCAACTCTTTACTAGGAAAATAAAATGTCAATAACAAACACTTGGGATATCGTAGCCTTAAATTGCAAACCGGATGTCAACGGTATGCTTGATTATGTTGTTGTAGCACACTGGACTTTAACAGCTACAGACGGCACTTACACAGGTTCAGTATATGGAACAGCATCATTTGAAGTTGATCCTGCTAAATCTAATTATGTGCCTTATGCTGACTTAACTTTAGATAAAGTAGTTGCTTGGGCTAAAGCAGCATTAGGCGCAGAGCAAGTAGCATCATATGAAGCAAATGTAGCAAGCCAAATTGAAGCACAAATAAATCCAACTATCGTCACACCACCATTACCATGGGTAGCCTAATGATTAACCTAGAATTATCAGTACAAGAAATAAACTTAATCCTACAAGCATTGGGTCAAGCTCCTTATGTTCAGGTTGCTGAACTAGTAGAAAAGATAAAAGTACAAGCTGTACCTCAAGTTGAGGCATTACCAAAAGAAGAAGTAGTAGAATGAAAATAGAATGGTCTGAAGCCTCTACTAAACGAGGTATCATATGGGTTGCAACTGCTGTAATAGGAAGTGTATTTGTTTTCCTAGGTAAACCTGTAGACCAATTATTACTACTCGCTGGCGGGGTTGCTGGTGGGCTAGGTGTACTGTTGAAAGACTGATGGGATATATAGTTATTGCCATAGCAGTTTTATCTGGAGGGTTTGGATTTACCTTTTCACACATGATTGATAAAGCTGAAATCCAACACATGTCTGATAGTATAACTGCGCAGAATAGAGAAGCAGAACTACAGCTTGCGACGCTGACTGAGAAGGCTACCAAAGCTCATGATGAAGCTTTAAAACTTAACAAAGATTTGGAGGACGCCAATGTATCAGCGATTAACGCACTCAATAGTCAACGTGATTCTTTTAAGTCTGTGCGGATGTACGACAGCGGTAGGAAAAGTAGTAGTTGCACCACAACAAAAAGTAATAGTTCCCAAGACGTTACTGCAGCCGATGAAAATAGATACGAACTTTCAAACGAACTTACGGAATTTCT